TGATAGTGTGGCTGAAACTGGTATACCTGGACTGAAGAGCACGCATCAGATGGAGTGGACGAACGTATACATTCATGCTGAACCTTTGGCAATCATATTGCCAATTGGTGAAGATGTACTTGAGGATTCGCAATATCCTATTTGGGACGAGATCCGACCGAGGATCGTTGAGGCTTTTGGAGTAGCTATCGATAACGCTGTAATATGGGGACAGGGGAGACCTGCCTCGTGGCCGAGCGGGGTTGTGCCGACTGCAATTAGTCGTGGATTTACTGTTGCTGAAGGCACTGGAGCTGACCTTGGCGAGGATGCATCGGAGCTAATGGGAGTATTGGAAGCCGTAGGGTATGATCCGAATGGGTGGATAATTGACCCCACGGCCAAGAAGGATCTTCGCAACCTTAGGGATACTTCTGGTAATTTGCTCTTTACTCCATCTTTAGCACAAGGTCAACCAAGCACTTTCTGGGGATTACCGATCGAGTATGTGCGTAATGGAACCTTCAGAAGCTCGACTGCAAGGTTTATAGTTGGTGACATGAACCAGGCAGTTTATAGCATTAGGTCAGATATGCGCTTTGATATCTTCAGGGAGGGAGTCATTACTAGCAGCGCAGGAACTGTTGTCGCTAATCTAATGCAGAATGACATGGTAGCATTGCGAGTCGTGATGAGACTTGGCTGGGCTGTGCCTAATCCGATACATGCACTCGGAACCAACCGAGCCACCAAATATCCGTTCGCTGTAATGACCGCGTAAGTGGGGAGGTAAACTCCCCACTTTTAGCTGAAAGGAGAGATATAAATGGCCAATTACCCAAAGGGCGGGTTTATAGACCACGGGCAGGAAATTCAAGTAGCTCGTGGTGCTAACAATTCGGTTGTGAAGCTACCCGAGCTCAGAGTTGCGTGGTATTCGGTTGCTCCTGATGCAAAAAACACTGATGGTATCTTAGAGACAGTAACGATTGAAGCTGGGAGTAATGAATATGTACCTGACGGACAACCCGACATCGCACGACAGTTAGTTATAACAGGGGATGCGGACTCTCAAGGTGCTGTGGTAACGATTTTTGGTAAAGATGCCTTGGGCAGTCTCGTTTCCGAAGCTAAGACGATACCAGCGACTCCGTTCGCCGCTACCACAAGCCAAGCTTTTGCTTCAGTCACATCAATAAAGGTAACGCATAGCGAAGAATATGTCCTTGCGCTCGACTCTCCTACTGGTGGCACATACAAGCTGGGCAACGATGTTGATGGCTGGACTGCCGATATAACTTACAATGCAACAGCTGCAGTTATTCAGACTGCACTCGAAACTGTTTATGGTGCAGGCAACGTGGCCGTTGTAACTGGATCTGATTTCACGATAACATTCGATCCTGGTATAGTTGCCGACCTAGAACTTGATTCAAGCCTCACAGAAGCACCAGCTGCGGCAGTCACTCTTTCGGACTTAGGAGATATTAAAGTTGGGCTCAGTCAAGGCATAGGACTACCGTTTAAGGCAGACGCTCCTACCGTGTTGGCCGTATATCACAACGGAGCAGTCATAGCTCCAGGCACATGGACGCAGACCGTTGATGCTGCAAGCGGATCGGCAGCTAAGAACATACTCGATCCTGGAAACACAGTAGGAACTGCTTATAATGGCGTCAAGATACTCGATGTATACTTCGGAGTTGCAGGGATACGAGAGGCGTAGGGGCCGTGCGCCCCTACCCTCTTTTGCGAGGTGGTGAGTTGTGAGTATGCTCAGGACAATTAACAAAGAGACCAAATATGGCAAGGTGACAGTCGGAACCACGGCTGTGGAGCTGAAAGTCGGAACTGCCGCCATACCAGGCAGAACTGGACTAATGGTAGCCAACGCCAGCTCAGATACTACAGTGCTATATATAGGGACGGACAGCAACGTTACAGCAAGCAATGGATTTCCCATTAAAGCAGGAGAGCATTTGTTTCTCAACCTCGTTCCTGGTCAAAAGGTTTATGCTATAGGCAGCACTGCTTCTGTTGACGCTCGCATTATCGAAATTCATTAGTTAGTAGGTGGCTGACATGGCTTATGCGACGCTTGAGGAACTTGCAGAATATCTGGATGTTACAGAAGCTGAACTCGAAGAAGACTCAGAGCGGCTACTTGAAATGGCCAGCTTACTGGTCGACCATTACACCCTTGGCAAGGTTGACATAACCAACCTAAGCCACCTCGAAGCTGCCAAGCTGGCTGTCTGTGCACAGGTTGAATATTGGCACGAAACTGGAGACCATATTGGACTACTTGAGACTTACGGCAGCTTATCTTTAGGCAGTTTTAGCGTATCACGTGGTAGTAGCACCGCTTCCACTCCTCAGCTTCAGTTGGCACCTCGGGCTTACCAAGCTTTGTTTATGGAGGGCCTGCTTTATAGAGGAGTCGACATTAAATGATACCGAATGTGTTGTTAATTCACACCATTACCATCAAAGAATATCAAGGAGATGGGCCATATGGGCCATCATATGGTAGCTCATATATTGCTCGATGTTACTTTGAGAAGAAGCATGAACTCGTAAGAGATAGCAACGGACAAGAGATAGTCTCCAGCGCACGTGCTTTCATGCATCCCAACTACGAGCCACCTCCTAAAAGCATCATCACGTTTGAAGGCGAAGACTATGAAGTTATCACTTCTGCACGGTTCGACAATCCCATTGCTGGAGCAAAACCACATCATACCGAGGTGACGTTAAAATGAGTACAATCATGAAGTGGTACGGTGACGATGTCAAAAATAAGATCCGACAAGCTCAAGTTAAAGCATTACGTGACTCCGTCGAGCATCTCTTGACTGAAGCTAACAAAACCAACCCGTACCGTGAAGGCACACTCGAGCGATCAGGCAGCACAGACGTTGACGAAGGAGCAATGCAAGCTTCAGTCTATTATGATACACCGTATGCAATCCGAGTCCATGAGGAGCCAGGACTCAACTACACAGATCCAAAAGCAAGGTGGAAGTGGTTGGAGATGACGGTTAAAGAACAAGCAGATAAGGTGACTGAATACATTAAGAAATGTTTGGAGGATGCTCACAAATGAGCATAATCACAGAAGTTATGTTATATTTAGCCAATAAAGGTATTGTACAATATAGCGCAACCGGCGGAGACAATAATGTATTCATGGGCAGATTGCCAGCTGAGCCTTCTTCGGCAATTGCGATCAATCCGTCAGGCGGCTACGGGGCGTCTATAAAGCATGATTATGACTCACCGACACTTCAAATATTAGTTAGGGGCACGGTAGATCCCAGAGTGGGCTATAATAAAGCATTACAAATATATGATGCGCTTCATGGATTCGGAGGCGGCGCTTTTGTAGATAATGGATATTGGGTAGTAAAATGTGAGGGGATACAAAGCGAACCTGTTTATTTGGGTCAAGATGATAATGGACGACATATGTACACATTGAATTTTGCGTTGGAGATCAAGAGACCTTCAACGCATAGAGAATGACAAAAAAGGAGTGATATAAATGGCTTTGACTAAAGTTTTAGCACGAGATTGGGTGTTTGAAGTCGAGAATAATTCGGGAACTTTTGTGCCAGTTGGTGGTATAGAGACTTTCGAATTCGGCGGCGGTAAAACAGACGAGGATACAACCGACTTTAACAGTGGTGGCTGGGCAGAGCATATTCCTACATTACGAAGCAGAACACTAACCGTAAATGGGTTTCGTTTAGAGGACGAAGCAACGGGAGAAAGAGATCCTGGACAGGAGCTTATTGACGAGCTTGCCAACAAGACGGGTGCGGAAGGATTAGGAAACTTCAAGCTTACTTCGCCAGGTGGGACGTTGTACGAATTTAAGGGCAGCGTTGAACCAGCTGGTTTTGGTGGAGGACATACTAACGTCACCTCATGGGGTGCAACCATTACCGTATCAGGGAAGGTAGAAATAACTAAAGGAACGGGATTGTAATGAGTAGCAAGTATCGAGACTTTGATGCTTTCTTTGCAGAAGCGAACCAAGAAAATATTACATTCAAGGTGAAGGGTCGTGAATATACCATACCTCCTTCACCTTCGCTTGGTGCTGTTGTTAGATTGGACAAAATTCGCAGAAGCAAAGGTATGGACGGTGCTTTGTCAGAACTGGAGCTTGAGCAGATGGGCATCGACGTGCTTGGCAAAGAACAATTCGATCAGATGATTGCAGATGGTGTGACTATTCAGGAGTTCGAACATGTGTTCGAGTGGATCTGGAACCTTTACAAGGGAGCAGAACCAGAGGATGAAACAAGCGATGGTCAAAAAAAAACGAAGAAGAGCAAATCGACATCATCGAAAAGTGGGGGCTCATCGAAGCGGACTTCCAGCGGGAGTACGGCATAAACCTTGTTAAAGAGTTAGACACGTTGTCATGGCGCAGGTTTCTGACATTGCTCGGCGGGCTAGGAATGAACAGCACGCTCATCAACGTAATTGGAAGAGCAAAGCAATCTGACAAGCAAATCATAGACGACCCCGAAGTAGCAGAACGAGCAATTAGGCAAGCGTGGGGGGTGTAACAGTGGCGCTCAAGGTTGGGGAGCTATATAGCACGCTTGAATTAGATGCAAGAAAGTTTAATCAGGGCATTGCGGCGGCACAAACGCAAGTTAAAGGGATGTCAACTATGTTAAAGGTTGGACTTGCAGGTGCCGCTGTGGCCGCTGGTGCTGCACTTTACAAGATGGCGAAGACTGGACTGCAAAACGTACGTGAATTGGACGATGCTGTTAAACAATTTCAGGTCGCCACTGGTGCATCCGCTGCAGAAGCAGAGAAAGCGCAAAAAGTAATACAAAAGCTTTATCGTCAAAATACAGATTCATATGCAGAACTTGGAGCAGCTGTAACGAGATTGCAGCAACGTTACGGTGACTTAGGAGACGACCTCGAGAAGCATACGCAATCCTTTCTTGATTTCGCAAAGGTAACTGGACAAGACACTACACAAGCAATCGATGACGTCACAAATATATTGCTCGCATTCAATAGAGAACTTGAAGATGCTGTGCCGTTAATGGACAGCTTACTTGCTGTGTCGCAAACAACTGGAGCAAATCTATCGACGCTTCAAAGAGCACTAGCAGAAGCAGCGCCAGCGATGGTTGCATTGAACATACCACTTGAAGAAGGCATAGCTTTGCTTGGTCATCTTGAAGCACGTGGTGTAGGTGCAGATGCAGCAGTTAGAGGATTGCGTTATGCAATGCAAGCACTCGAGAATCCGACGAAGGAGCAAGCAGAAGCATTACGTGTTTTAAATATTAAATGCAAAGAAGTAGAAGAGGGAGTATACAAGGTTGCCGAAGATGCCTTTCCAACCTTACTTAGGCGTCTTAGCGAAGGTAGCCTTTCATCAAGAGAAATGGATGCTGCTTTGCGCATCCTTGGTATGCGTGCTGGACAAGACATGGTGCGAGGTCTCCAGGGCGGCGAAGAAGGCATAAAATCACTTATGAACACAATTAAAGAGTCAGAAGGAGTTGTTACTGAAGCATCTAACTTATATGATAAGCAACTTGGCGAACGATGGGAGTTAATACGAAGAAAATATTTAGTACCCTTCATGGAGACGCTTGGACATGGACTTTTAACTGTTCTCGAAGACGTAGCTGGATTTATTGAAGAGTGGGGGCCTCAGATAGAGGCTGTATTTGAAAGCATGGAAGCTACAATTCAAAGATTCTATACTTTCTGTAAATGGGCTTTCAGCAATTTAACACAAATATTATTAGAATTTTATGATACGGTATACGATAGCGCAGCTATGGTCGATGAGGCGTATGAATATGTTAAAAAGCGATATGATCCTAATCGAATAAAGGATATAGTTAATGAGCTTACAGGTGGATCAATATCTCCTAAATGGCTTTTGCCCATGCCAGAATTCGAAGAAGCAAAAATGAAAGCTCCACTTAAGCTTCCAAAAATAGAACCAACTGAGTCTATAGAAATACCAGTTACGCTTGAACCTGTTGTTGATGAAGTGTCATTCACTGATCAAATTGACATTATAGCAGATAAAGTTAAGTATATGAATATGCCACTTAAAGATGCAATCAATCAACTTGAGAAAATGAAAGTATCTTTGACTCCTTTATCGGACGAATGGAAGAAAGCAACTGATTTAATCAATAAATTTAAAGAAGAATTAGTTGATGCTGAAAAAGAACAAGCAAGATTAGCTGGT